GGTTGAGCCGGTCGGGGGCGTTGGCCCAGATCGACACGCTCCTGGCGGCGATCTCCGACCCCGCCTTCGTGTCGGTGTATCGCGGGGAGCCTCTGGCGATCTCAGGGACGCCGGTGCTGGCGTTCTGGGTCACGGGCAGGACGAACGATTTCGAGACGCTTGGGGACATTGGGTCTCGGACGACCGTGATGGTGCGGGCATATTTTAGGATGCAGGACTCACCAGACGTGCGGGAGAGCATCGAGGAGGAGGTCTGGGATGCGATGGTGCAGATCGACACTCAACTCCGGTCGGATGCCGACCTGGGCGGCAACGTGACCGACTCCTCGGTCGGGGCCGCGACCGTTGGCTACACCAACATGAGCGGCGGGGTGTTCCGAACCGTGACCGTTCCTTACGAGATGGAGCTTTACGGTGAGGTCACGATCACGCCATAGCGGCCCCAGGATGGCCGGAGAGCGTTGTAAACATGGAGGATGTGTATGGCTAAGATTAACGGATTAAACGTCCGGCTATACGTCGAGGGCTACGACCTGTCAGGTGATGCCAACGCCGTGAGCGGGCTGGGCTATACCAGCGAGTTGCTCGACGTGACGACGCTCGACGTATCGGCGAAGAAGCGGATCGTCGGGATCGTCGACGGGGAGATCAGCGTCGACGCCTGGTTCGATAATGCGTCGTCCCGGCAACACGCGGTCTGGACGTCCAACTCCGGCAAACTGCCGACAGCCGATCAGGGGGTTCTCGTCCCGATGGGGTCGGCGGTGGGCGACGGCTCCGTCGGGCTGGTATCGAAGGAGGGGACGTATAGCGTGACCCGGTCTTCCGGCTCCGCGATATCTGCGACGGCGACCTTCTCGGCCAACGGCTCCGGCCCTGAATTCGGGAAGATGCTCACCGCTCACGACGACACAATCACGTCCTCCACGTCAGGGACTGCCGTGGATGACTCCGCATCGAGTGCCAGCGGTGGGTCATGGTATTACCAGATTCTGGCATTCTCGGCAGTCGGCGGGAATGCCCGGTGGACAGTGAACCTACAGCACTCGTCGGACAATGCTACTTATACAGATGTGTCGTCTGCCCATGTGACGGCAATCGGGGCCGCCAGGGCTGAGTTCTCCGGAACGCTCAACAGATACGTCAAGCATAGGGTCGT